CCACGACTATGACGAAGAAAGAATTGATTGACCTGATGTCGGAATACCCCGATGATGCACCCGTAGTAATCGAGGTTCATGACACCACGCTCTACGAAGACCTCTATGACTTTACCTTCGACGGAGTATCATGGACTCGAACATTCCCCAACGGAACACAAACAGAAATGCACGAACTGCGCTTATGCGCTTTAAACCACATCGAGAAATGACAAACTTTGAACAACACATCGGGCATGAATTGCCTCAGGCGATACTCGATCACTTACATTCACGTACAACGCAAGAGATTTACGACCAAGCGTACAAGCTGAAGTTTGATTCCATCTGTCCCGTAGTCATGGAGAATGACTCACCTGAACTGCGAAAGGAATTAAAAGAAGCAAGCGAACTACTATTCAAATACATTGATTTTCAGTCAGTTACAGATTAAATTTGACATCGGTGTTTTAATATCGTATCTTTGTATCGGCAATGTTGCCAAATCAAAATCTCAATCTAATGAAATTATATGCATCCCTACATGGGGTATGTGGACTAGCCGAGGGCTACTCCGATACCACGGTTCAGTTCTTTAAGACACTTGAACAAGCCAAGGAACACAAGGCTAGGCTTCTTGCCCTCCTGATGAAGGAAGAACACGAAGAGGTAATCACCCATGCAGACGGCACACAGGACATCATCATCATGAATGACCTAGAGAGTGAACATGAGATACTCAAGATAATTGAGGTCGAGCCGCTATGGGATACAGAGCCAAAATCAAGGCACACACGAGAGTATCTGATGTGGAATCAGATAGACTGCGAAGCCATGTACGATGGTGATTACCTACCTACAGACATGGGGTGTATCAAAGAAGCTACCGATGCTATGCACGGAACTGTATCCTCCATACCAATGGATGATTGGGCTGACTTTGTTGGTGATATGTACTACCGAGGTGAAGCCATGCTTGATGCAGACGATGTGTGCATCCACTTCTTTCGAATCCCTAAATCAGACACACTATGAACGAGGAATACCACATGAAAAAAGAAATTATTGACCGCCTCGAATACGTAGAGGAAACATATGCAGGTGAATTGGAGACGTGGCGCGATCCCGTAACAGGAAATTACTACCACATACCCATCGAAATCAAACGCCGTTGGGATGATTCAGAAGTGATTGGAAACGACAAAGGAAATGGAGACAATGACTAACGAAGAACTACAAGACCTATACGGATTAGAATGGATTGATTACATAGAATACCTAGAACAATGAAAGTTAAACTATCAGACTTATCGAACAGGATGATTGACCATTACATGAGGCGATGTCATTCCATACTAAAGGATGGATGTGATGATAAAGCCAAGTGGGAAACCGCAAACAAAATGCTTCCAATACTCAGAAGGGAAAAGGACAGGCGAGAGTCTCAACAGACTAAGAACATGATGCACAACCTTATACACACCCTATGAAACATATATGCGTTAGATCAAGCGTTCATGTAAACCCATCACAAGACTTCAATGAGTGGGCGGAGTACACGTTCACCCAAGTAAAACAGAATTTTAAATCCAAAATCAAATCAAATGCCAAATCTATCAAACAGGTGGACAGCGAGTGAAATGTCCTTAGTTCACCAATACAAAAGCCAAATCTTAGAAGAGTCAAAATTCGGAGTGTCAAAAAAGGGGGATAACTTTAAAAATCTTTGCGCCTTACTGAACGCTTTAAATGGAAACAAGCGAACAAGGGATGCTGTATGTAAGAAAGTTCGGGACACACTTAACGCAACGAATGACTTGCTAAGCCGCAAGCAAAAGCTAGAGAAAGCCAGGGTCGAAGCTGAAGAAAACGTGAACCTTATTGACCGCATGGACATGGAAGCTTCAGAGCGCAGTCGAGAAGTAGATTCGGATGATAAATCGTTCACATCAGGAGTTGCTTACGTTCCTTTGGAATACATATATGGAAAGGTAAAGATGAGTGAGTTCTTGGATATGTGGTCAGAAAGCAAACAGATTAATGTACAAAGTTAGATTCCACCTCGGACGAGGTAAGAACTTCATGCACTGGCAAATCAAGTACCTAGGCACAGAATACGGAGACGAAGACAGGGTGTCCTATGTAAACCCACAGGACAATCAGCTAGCTATGCTAGGATGTAAGCTAAGCTTGCAACCAACAGCGGCTAAGAAGATTCACGACGGTGCGAACAAGACTGTGTGTGCATGGATAGAGTGCGAGGCTGTCCAAGTGATGGAGGTCAATCGACTCAAGCCAAACGAACAAGACTACCGCATCAAGTTCAACCCGCGTCAAAGTCCTAACTGGACTGACGGATACAACAACATCGTTAGCGGTAACGAATACGAAATACTTTTCACAAATGACAGAACTCTATGGGTGGTTGGTGAGGCTTATGAGTGTGGATCTTCCGACTTGGTTTAACAACAGGTTTGGATGGTTCTTTAAAAACGGAAACAAATGAGCGAGCCAAGGATATCAATATATACGAATCAGTCAGCTGAACACACGAAGAACGATGGGCGTAAGCTGTTCATTGAGTTCATGCAGATAATGAAAGAAGAGATGGACGGAAAGGTAATACTCCCTTTAATGCCTAATGACATGACGAACAAGTTCAGGGAGTTTGAAATAAAAATTAATAAACTATACGAAGATGGGATCGAATACGGATTCTGAAATGCACAGCAAGATGCTGATGAGAGCTGATGCGGAGAAGCTGATGAAGCGATTCATGAGCGTTCACAGGAAGTTGGGTGGTGTAGCAAACGATAGAAGTAAGCTTGCACTAAATCAATACTTCAGGGAAATGAACAGCATATTTAGGGACGGACAGAATCTTGGAATTTAAAAAAACAAAAAACATGAACAACGTAAACTTTATTCACTCATACATCTACAACGGAGCATGGGTATTCGACGACGAGTCAAGGGAGTTAGACAAAGAACCATTCGTAGAGGGCGCAGACATACTGCTTGACGCTATGAGCGGAAGAGATAAAGACGAATCCATAGAGAGCTGTTCCTTTTACTTCGGTCAGACACCCCTACCGAACTGGGATGTCAAGCTAACCAACGATGGCTATGACGGATATGACGGAACATACTACATGGTAGATTTCCCAGAGAAAAACGTAAAGGCAGAAGGTCCGATATGGTTGTGCCCTGCATTACTCAAGTTTTTCCCCAAATCACCAGGAGAAATCTTTGTAAAGATTAAGTAATTATGACAAACGAGAAAGCAATTAAGATGATACATAAACTAGCACTTGATAACAGCAAGGCAGAAAAGCTAGCCTCCATGTACGCTATGGATGATATTATCTTCGATGATATCGACGTATGGTTAGACAAGCCTATATACCAGCACATCGAACAATTTGTGCTAATAGGTAGGGACGTTCTAGAAGATTATATGTGTGAGCCCTTGACAAGTGAAGATCAACAGCGTACATTTGCCGAGGGTACTCTAGGAATTGCTGAATCCATGTACCACTACGCTAAAATTTACCACGAACTAAAAGAAGAATCCTTGTCAGAACGCTGACAGGTAAGAAGACGAATGGTGCGCAGGGAGATCCTGCGACACGCCGTGCGCTGGAGACAGCGCAACATTGAGAGCGTTGAGAAACAAAGTCTTCTTTTTCTTTAAAACACAAACAAGTATGATCAGTGAAATGGAATCAATAATGGAGGAGTATTACCATGTGATAGGATTAAATTCAAACTCCACAAGGAAGGCTGAACAAGTAAAAGCAAGAGCTGCAATGATGTCAGCTATGAGGCATTTTAATTTGACAACTACATCTATTGGTAAAGTGTTTGGAGCCGATCACAGTACGGTAGTATATCATACGGGAAGACACGATGATAATATGAAATATTGGTTTGGGTACAGGGACAACTACATATCAGCTTCTAGGTTATGCAATAGCACAATGAAAAATAAAGTAATCCAATCCAAATTAAAATATGTAAACGCCCAAATCAACAGGCTAAGCACACTTAAGAGAGACTTAGAAGAAACAATTAAATAATACATTATGAGTAATTACAAATTTAAAACCACAAACATTCGTGGAAAGCAGTATGTCGAAGTCAATGAACGTATTAAGTTCTTTCGTCAAGAAGATCAATACAAGAACTGGACTATTATGTCCGAATTCACAGTGCTTGACTCAGAGCAAGCTGTATGCAAAACAACCATCGCTGATGATACTGGACGTGTCATTGCCACTGGGCATGCACACGAAATGCAAGGTGCATCCAACATCAATAAGACCAGTTATGTTGAGAACTGTGAAACATCAGCAATCGGGAGAGCTCTCGCAATGCTTGGAATCGGAATCGACACTTCTATTGCTTCGGCTAACGAGGTCTCAGATGCGATCGCAAAGCAAAGCAGTGAGACGCCAAAGAAGGAAGCCAATAAGGATAAAATAATCAAGAAAGTTCAGGAGAAGTTTGATACCGACCCCCCTGAAAACATCATGGACAAAGCTGTTGCTTACATCAAATCACAGTCAGATAAGAAGAAAGCATTCGATAACATCATGGCTAAGTACGAAAAGTCATTGACCGCAAAGCAAGTGGAGGGACTTAAAAAGTTTGTGCGATGAACAAGTACCCTGTACAAGACAGGAGGCTAACAAACATAGCTACCTTCTCATCCTTCAGAAGTCATTGCCTGTCATCTAAGTTCAAAAAGAACTGGGTAGTCAATGATGAAGAGGAGCCTAGCTGCACTGGTTTGTATTACATCAAACACAAAGATTTTCTTGGTGATATAGACATTGCTGAGTACCACATCAACAGCAAGGGTAAGAGATTCTGGTGTACTGGTGGTAAACCCACTCACTGGGCTGAGATTGAAACATACGAATACATGCTTGAGGACGGAACACCATTATACGAAGATCAATGAATATACCAGAAAAATTAATGGAGAGGTATGGCAAACCACACTTGTCGTACTCATCAATGAAGCAGGCGTTAGGAGATATGGCTCAGTTCGATCGATACATGAAGGGCGAAGTAAAATACAAGTCAGATGCGCTAGACTTCGGAACCATGTATGATATGCTTTTGTTCGAAAGAGAGCTTGCATTCGAAACATACACAGTCATGTCACCGTCCGCTATCGTAGCAACCCTTTCTGATAAAGCTAAGTCCTCAAAAAAACCCACACTTACAGCTGAATACAAAGCAAAGCTAAAGGAAATTAAAGAAGAGGCAGAAGAAGAAGGTAAGTCCATTGTCTCTCACGAAGACTGGAAGATGGCTAACGATATGATCGACAGATTAGCCACTTGCGGTCTGCTTGAATCTCATTTGAAGGGTGAGTATCAAGTAGAGTTCAATACCATGCTTCACGGGGTTCAAGTGAAGGGATTCCTTGACTGCCTGGGTGACGGTTTCATCAGTGACAGCAAATCAGCCAGGAGCTCTGAGAAGTTCAGGTATGCCGTAAGGGACTTCTCATATGACATCCAAGCCTATATATATACACAGGTTTTTAACCTAAAAGACTTCTACTGGGTTGTGCAAGAGAAAACTTATCCTTATCTTCCAGCTTTGGTAAAGTGTACTGACCAGACTTTATTCACTGGAGAGATGAAGTTTCATGATGCGGTTAAACGTATCACTGACTTTCTCGATCAGGACTACAACCCACAGAAAGACTACCTCAATTATGAAGTATGACAAAGAAACAAGCGAGATTATTGACGGTATCAAAACAGCATTTTTATTTATTCTAATTTTTATAATTCTCTAAACAATGAGTGATCAAGCAAAGAAGTACGAGAGTGTACTAGTAGGTTGGGCAGATGAGCCTACTTACAATGACAAGGGTGAGTTGATGGGTTGGGGCTTTCGCCTCAAGGACAACGAGCTTAAAGATGCAATCGATCTTTACACGACGAAGCGAGATGCAGATGGAAAGGGCGGCAACGTTCGATTCAAACTGTTCATGTCTAAGGCAGGTAAACCTTGCTTAAGTGTGTGGGATCCTAACAGTGAAGCCGCGCAAGAACGTCGGAACGAAACAGCTAAAACAAAAGATTCTTCGGACATTCCTTTCTAAGGATTTGTTTTTTACGGAATGAGGGGGTGGGGCGAAAGCTCTGCCCCTTTCTTTCCTATAACATCATGGGACAGCCAATATATTCTATGACCGCTAAGGTCATTACGATTAAGAATAAGCGACCACAGTATAGAAATGTGTGGATCGTAAGCAAGTATGATAACCCAACTGATATCATGAAGAAGGATGGTAAGACAATGTCAAGGCTTGAGAGAGAATTGTTTACTGCTAAAGCCAAGAATAAGACCATTGTGATTGATTCCATAACTTCTATAAAACAAGTTGGAACAACATCAGTACCAAATGAAACATAGCGACAAACAAGTAGGCGGAAAACACTACAAGAGCATGAAGATTCAGCCAACTGATTTCATAGCCGCCAACGACATACCCTTCATAGAGGGGAATGTAATTAAATACGTATGCCGACACGAATTCAAGAATGGAAAAGAGGATATTCTCAAGGCTAT